GGAGTTCCTATGTACATCTTGCTTATCTTTTCTCCATTCTGTTCTATGGACATGCTGTTCCTCCTTTTCATTTTAATGTGTAATAAAACTATAATAAGCCTAATTCAGATAACTTCTTTTCAATTAATGTCAGCTGTGCCATTGTAACCATTACTCTCTCTTCTGTTACCTCTGGTTCTGTAGGTGTCGCCGAAGTAACAACTACCGGTTTCATTTCCATATTGACTCTCAAAGAATAATTGTCATGAACATGTTCTATTAAAGACTCAACTTGATTGCCTTCTGAATCTGTAGTTGTAGCTGAATCTTGTATGATAATCTTTTTACTTTTCTCTGCATCAGCAAACAGACTATCTAATTCATCAAAAGGATAATCGCCTTTTTTAAAGACAAACTCTAAGCTGTCCCGATTAGATCCCTGGTGATAAACAGATTTCCCATTGATCTGTATTGTATTTAATTCCGTATTGTCGTTTAATTTTATTTTGCTCATAGTTTTAACACCTCTTTCTTATATTTTAAAATCATTATATTTCAACTAATTGAGTGTTATTTATATTAATATTTACTGGTAAGTTTAAACCGTACACATATTTATTCTAGCCAGATATTATATACCTTGAATATATTTATGCCAGATGTGCCTGCACCTGTACCTTCTCTAACACCAATCCAGCCCGCTTTATTTATATTTGTAATGTTTATCTCTTTCAATGTTCTACTAAAACTGCTATCTAAAGTATTATTTAATGCTAACAATCCACCATCATATAGGCCGTTGTTGCCATCATTATTTATATCTACAATCAATCCTTCCTTTGGATTATGGGTCTTACTATTATTCTTTGACCATTCACAATCAAATACTACTTTTGTATAAGGAGTTAGATTAATAGAATTCACTGTAAGTAATCCAACATTACTTGAATTACCGCCAGCGGATAAAGTAATATTATTAGCATTTTTAGTAAATACCCCACTACCTGGATCTACGGTTTGAGTATTTTTAATCCCACCTGTTAGGGATGTACACTCGTCTCCCTCTTTGTATATATAAACTTTTAAAGTACTAAATATTAATCTATTAACTTCATCAACACCTCTATACTGCTCTTTTATCTCTCTATTAACTCCGCTTACGCCCCTGAACTGCTGTTTAATCTCACGGTTTACACCGCTTACACCTCTATATATTGTCATAGTTAATCACCTCAATATACTTGGTGCTGTGCACCTTCACCAAGAGCAGAGGACGGGGCAGTGGTTGATACGGTGATGTTGTGTGTGCCATATACACTATAGCTATTTGATATTCCGTTAATGTTTCTTCCAAACACTATCGAATTAGCAATACTATCAGTAGATTTACTATTTAGATAAAATAAAATCCAGTTGTTATCATCATGTAAACTATCAAGTCTTGTTGCCTCAGTAGCATCAACCCTTATATCCATATACGTATTGTTTCGTCTTGCATAAATAGCAGATTCTCCACTTGTCTTATAGACAGTTAAATCTCCACTCAACGTTCCACCTGTTAAAGGTAGACCTGTTTCATTTGTCAACACATGCGAAGTAGTCCACGGCACAACAGCATCTTTTACCCCAGCAACAGCATAATAATAAAATGGTATTTTTTCTTTTTGATATATAGAGAGTAGACTAGCTGGTCCATCAGTTTTATATTTCCAATTAGTACCATCAAAATAAGCATTAGCTACTATTGATATATTATTATCTTCATCTGTATTGTAGATAGTATTATCACCCATCTGTATTTGTAATACAGGTATGGTATTAGTTCCACCTCCAACAGTCTTCAACACTCCTGTCATCTGTACCGTTCCGTCTTTTTTAAGCATGGAGCTACTGTTTTCTTCTACCTTTTCGTCTATCACTTCCAAAGCTTTGTCGACGTTCTTACCTGATGCAAGTCCCAGCTTTCCTGCCAATGCATCGCTGATCGCCACATTCCCTGCACTGAAATCATAGGCATCAACAATTCCATAAAGCTTATCTGGGTCTATTGTTCCGGCCTCCTGCATGGCTTCATACTCACTTTGTGTAACAACCGTTATACCCGATCCCTCAGCAGCCTCATTGATTGCCTGAACCAAATTCTCTTTATTCTGGGTATTCAGGGTACTCAAGTCTCCCATTCTCTCCTTTAGGACTTTTCCCTGTACTGCAGCTAATGCTTTTTTAGAGTCCTCAGAGGCTAGGCTGTTTACAGGCATCAGCTGCTCGTCGATTGTATCCATGTTCTTATTGCTAACGCTTATATCTGCCAATTCATTTCCGGCAGGGTTTACTAAATTGTAGTTTTTTGTATTGGTTGCCATTAAATCACCTCTCTTGTTTTCAATGCTTCCCAAGTACCCTTGCTAATCTGAGACCATGTTGTAGCTTTTACTTCCCCCCAGGTTGTATAGGTATACTCCAGGCTATAGGTCATATGTGCAGGCTTTATTACTTCAATAGTGCTTTTAAACCTCTGTATGTCTTTGGGAATTCCTTTTATACTGATAAATTTAACTACAAACGTAGAACCAGCACTTTTTTCGATGACTTCAATCTCCGCATTTGTATAAGCTCTTGCAGCATTTTTAATCATTTCAACGGTACAAGTACCCGTGCCTCGTAGCTTTGATTTTACAAATTCTCTACGTTCATCGTAGTCTTTAGACAATTCAGTAGGAATATTTAATTCTTTCTCCCATGCATCCAAGCCCCACGTTGCTGTATCTACAAACAGTTGATCCTGTAAATCAGAAATTGCCCGATTATTTTTATTGATTTCCTCTTCATATACTTTCAACAGGGAAGAAAAAATCTTACTTTTTTTATAATAGTCTGCAATATAATTGCTCAGCATTACGACAACCCCACCATTCCAACAACAGGAAGTTCTACCTCTGTTAAAGTAATGTTTCCTGTTCCCTCATTTATTTGCAGATCTGAATAATCCACTACACCGGATACTCCATATAATAAGCTTCCGATTTTGGCATAGCTAACATATTTATTTGCCAGTGCAATATCTTTGAAATAGTCTTCCAGGACATTTTCAAACTCTTTTTCAACTTG